CCCCAGCCGTAAGCCGAATCCCAGTTGCCGAGCATGGCGGCCGTTATGCCATAAGCGTCACTGGCAGAAAACACGGGGTCAGTCTCCGCCGTAAGGTAACCGGCCAGCGCGTGGTCGCCCCAGCCCTCGACAACGTCCACGCGGCCGGAGACGGCGGCGACCGCGGACAGCGTTGCGCCGTCTGTGATGCCGTATCCCGCGACGGTGGTTGGGGTGCCGGTGATGGCTGACCAGTTGGCGATCCTGGCCTCAAGCGGCGACAGGGCGACCGTGCCGGTGTCCTCGTCGGCCATGACCCCGACGTAGTCTGCCAACGCGACTGCGGCGGTCAGCAGTCCGGCCATCGTCCACCATCTGATTGCGGTCTTGCGATTCATGGTCATGCTTCCTCGTAGTAGTGGGTCAGTTTCCCGCCTTTGTACTTGAACTTCATGCGATATTCGGTCCCGTCAGGCGCATAGATAGCGAGGTCTGCAATGCTGTGGGTGTGGGCGGCTGCGGCGGCACCAACCTGGGCGAGCGTCACGTTGTGTGGGTTGTCGGTGTCGGCAACATGTTCCGCGATGGCATCGGACAGGCCGGTTGATAGTTCCGGGTCATCTCCGAGTTCGAAGGAAAGGGGCGTGTAGTTGATGATTGCGTTGCCGTAGCCCATGACGACCGAGTCGTCGTAGGCATATCCGTACACGGTCTTGGGCTTCCGGCTGTCCTTAAAGAAGTTCGACAGGGCTACCGAGTTCAGCTTGAGGACGCCTTCATCGTCTGTATGTGCCAGAACCTCGTCTGTCAGCGGGTTGGTCAGGATCAGGGAGGGGCTGGCTTCACCCTCCCCGTCCCACGACACGTCGTACTCGCTGCCGAGGGTCAGGACGCGGGAAAAGTAGATGCGCCCTTTCGTCTCGTTGATTGTGACGGTGACTGCCGTCGACATGGCGTCCTACCCTTCGAGACCGGCCTGCAGGGCGACCTGCTCCTGGTACAGCTTGTTCAGGGATTCGCGGCTTGAGTTGCCACGAAACGCGACACCCATCGCCGTGAGGCGACGCTTCAGTTCGGCGTGGGAAAGACTGTCCTTGTCGGCATCCTTGGGCGGCTGCTCGTCGGCCAGAGTGGTGGCCTTGTGCGGGGTGGGTGCATCATCGGGGATCGCAAAGGACGACTTCACGATGTCCAGCTTGATGTCCTCGTCTGTAAGTTCCGCAGTCTGCCCCATTTTCCAGAGTCGGTCGCGGAAAAAGCATTTTCGAATGCACTGCATTTTCATGGTTCGTCAAAACCTTTCCATCCGTTCATAAGTCGAAAACCCTTCCCCGGCCCCTGTCCCGACACGGAAGAACAACGGGAAAGGGGCCAGGGTTGGGGACGGACTACGTCGTCGGCAGGCCGATGGGCATGTCGTTCCGCACGATCCCCGCGTCAACAGCCGGGGTATTCGTGAACGCGGCACCCGCATTCTTGTACACCAGCTTGTTGTACCGCTGGAGGTTCGACGGAAGAACGGCATTGTCGACCAGGAACGCGCCAGCCGTCAGAGAGGCCAGCGCAATCGCGCTGCCGGTGTAGACGGCGGTCCAAGTCTGCCTGTCCGCGGACGTGTACCAGGTGATCTGCAGCGTCGCATCGCCAGCGCTGGTAGCGGTTTCGGTCAGCAGAACGAACCACCGCAGTTCCTTGTCGATGTCGTCGCCGTGGGAACGGAAGTCCAGCGTGTTGGTGGAATCCGTCGCGGCGTTCAGGGTGACAGGGATTTCCTGTGCGTCCGAGAACATTTCCTGTTTGTTGAGCAACATGTGATTACTCTCCTTTCTTGATGGGGTCGGGGTGCCTTACGACACCTGGCTGACCTCGTCCTCGTTGGTGTTCAGGCTGTCCGCGATGCGGACGGGGATGCCGAACAGCTTGTGGGGGATGCGTTCGTTCAGGTCGCCGTACTTGATCGCGTTTTCGGCGGTCTTGCGGCTGGCCCACACGGTGACGGCTTCCCACGTCAGCTTGTCCATGTAGTAGACCTGCCGAACGCCACCGTCGTCGCGGACGCGGGTCGTCATGCGGCGCAGGATTTCCCAATAGTCGGGGACCCCGGTCGTGTCGAACATCTCGTCGGCCTGCAGGTTGCACATGCGCCCGCCGTAGCGGTAGTCGCGGACGTCCAGCCCGAGTTGCCACTCCAGGTACTGGCGATGAACCTCATAGGTGCCGCCGTCGCTGTCGGTGACATCCACGTACTTCTTGAACGGGCCGCGCTGAATGCCGCCCATCGTCCCCTGCGGGTAGAAGCAGCGGATCGACATCTGCGACCAGCCGACCAGGAAGATCGAGCGGAGCGCGGCGGTCGAAGCCTGCGTAGCCGACTTGGCGTTGAACACGTAGTGGCTTGACACCGTGTCGTCCGTGGACGAGTTCGCCTGGTACTTGCTGTAGAAGTTGATCAGGCCGTTGAACTTCTTCGGCTCGGTCGTGACCTTGCCGTAGATGATGCAGTCGGCCATCTCGTTCATCAGGGCATTGGAATGCGCCTGAACTTCGTCCAGCAGCAGGGCGTTCTTGTTGGGGTCGCTGTCAAACAGCTTCGCATCGATTTCCAGCTTGGTCGCGGCGCGGCCTGCGGTGTTGCGGATTTGTTTCTTGCTTCCCTTGGAACCCTGGACACCCTCGTAGAAGCCGATCCACGCCACGTCCGGCAGGCCGGTGCGGATGGTCGTCTTGTTGGAGGTGCCGTCATTCGCTTCCGTGATGACCATGTCATCCAGCATCGGGTTCATCTGGATGAGCATGTCAACGATCTCATGGTCGAAGGTCTTGTTCCCCTTCAAACCGGCCATGAGGTCGCGGTACGTGTAAACGTAACTTCCTCGTGTTGCCATGATTGGTTACCTTTCTTTGCTTTTGTTTGTTTGAAGGGCGACCCACACAGGTCACTCCACATCGGTAGCGGTGGAACGTCCTTTCTTGTTTGAACTGTTGATCCATCCGTCCGCCGAAAACTGTCCGTCATCGGAATTGTTGCCTCCACCGTCGCCTCCGGTGCCCTGGTCGTTGCTGATCGAGCGACCGTGGGCGGCGAGGCCGCGAATAACATCGGGCTGGTTGCAGAACTCGGGGATGCCCCGGAGGATCTGCCAGAACTTGCCAAAGATCGCCTTGCCGCCAGCGTTAGCCTCCTTGGCCATCCGGGGCAGGTCCTCACCGAACTCCTTGATGGACGCATCGCGGACGGCCTTGACCTGCTCCATGTGGGCGGTCTGCGCCTTTACCTGCGCCTGGGCGGCGTAAGCTGCGTAGGCACCGACCAGTTCGCTGGCGGCTTCCGGCGTCATCTTGTGCTTCATGAGGACTGGGGAGATGGACGCGATTGCCTCCTTGTCGATCTCGATATCCTTGCCGTCTGCGCCCTTGACTTTGATGGCCTCCGCGAACTTGGTTACGTCCTCGGGTGTGGGGGGCGTGACATTGCCATCGCCATCTCCACCCTCTCCGCCATCGTCGCCGCCGAGAAGTGATGCTGTGTCATTGTCGCCGTCTGCGCCTTCGCTTCCCGGTCCGCCTTCCCCCCCGTCGCCGTTGCCGTCACCATCCCCGCCGTTTCCTCCGCCGCCTTCTCCACCGGAACCACCTTCCCCTCCTTCTCCGCCGTGCCCTCCGCCGTCGTCCGGCGCGAAAAACCTGCGAAAAATCTCGTCCAGTCGCTTGCTCATTTGTCATTCCCTTTCTGTGTGAGTCCTTTTAACTCGGCGTTTCGGGCCGAAATCAGGTCATGCCGTTCCTTCCGTGCAAGAAGCACCTGGTCGGCGGCAAATTCGTTGGCTACGCTCATCAGTTCGAGGCAGGCGTCGCGTCGTCCGGCGAGGTATGTGTGGTCGTCTCCCCTGCGGGTGTGGGTGTAGACCCCGCCCTGGAAGATCATGGCGATGAAAAGTCTCCGCCCTTGCGGCGTGGCGAGGACGGCGTTGATGTCGTTCGCCAGTTGCCGTTCGTCATCGGCCTTGTGTCGCTCGACGGCGGCTTGTTGTGCTGCGTTTAACTTCATCCAGCCCCACCTCCGGTTAGAACGGCTTCGAGGGCGTTTCCTTTGCCAACGGGGGCCTGCGACAGGTCCTTCGCGGCCTTGGCCATCAGGGCGGATTGCTGGGCCTGGGCCTGGGCCTGCGCCATCTGGACTTCCTGTTCGTGACGGGCCTTGCGGATGGAGGCGACGACCTTGTCGTCCCGGACAACTCCGTTCTCGACGAGGTGCGCTGCCGCGACATCGACCATCTCGTCAACGTCAAGCTTGTCCACTGCGGACGGGGCGATTTGCGCCAGCATGCCGGTGAACTCGGCAATCTTGTAGAGGCCGGTTAATCGTGATGCCGCGGCCTGCTCGACGTGCAGGCTTGACACGTATTCGACCTTGAGTTCCTGTCCCTGCAGGATAGGCGGGGCTTCTTCAACAAGCCCCTGCTCGATGGCGATAGCGAACACTGCGTCCACCAGCGGGTTGAGCAGGTCGGTGTTGAGGCGGGTGAGGATCGGGCCAAGCAGGGCGACCTTTTCGGACGAGAGCTCGTTGACCTCGCGGGCGGTCATTTGCTTGGGCCTCATGTTCAGGTTGATCATGAGCGCGAACAGGTCCGCGTAGAACGTCTGCCGGAGGCGTTGCTCCGTGCTGGAGATGGCTTCGAGAAGTCCCTGGATTTGCTGGCGAGTCTCAAACAAACGGGTAACGGGAGCACCCTTGCCCTGGAAATCGCCGTAGTAGGATAGTCCGCCAGCCCCGGTGTCAATCGGGATGCCCTTCATGCTGGCCGGGGCCTGCATGGGCGGGTCCACTTCGAGTTCAACGAGGCGAAGCTTGTCCGCTTCAAGCTGCTGGAGTTGCTTGGTGTCACCGAGTCCAAGCTGACCGCATCCGATTCCGTAGACCGTACCGTTTGTTGCCCATCGTGGCGCGATGATGGGGTTGTAGGAGAACGAACGGATGGCGATGATGCCGTTGTTTTTGTCCTGGCTTGCGTCGCCGTCCAGCCAGTAGACGGAAGCGAACAGGCGGTCTTTGGCGATGTCTTTGATAAGGTCGGGCCTGGTGTGCTTCTGGACCAGATGCCACACGGTCACTCGCTCGTCGCCTTTGCCGTTCTTGATCCGCTCGATGATGCGGTCGGGGGTCCATCCCTTGCCGAATTCCTCGACCACCTGGTCCAGCGTCATGGATATCCGCTCGAGAACAGATGTGACGCGCCCCCGCTTGTCGTCGCCAAGCCAGTAGTTCCCGCAGTCGATCATGCGGAGGTGGACGGTGTTTTCGTCGTCCGGGTAGATGATTCCTGCCGCCGTTCCGAACTGCCCGAGGTGCAGATAGGTCTGGTCGAGGGCCGGGTAGACGTTTGATCGGTTCATGGCCGACGACACGACCTCTGCCGTGCTGTCAAGCCATTGGCGGACGGCGGAGTATTCAGTCAGATCATTGTCGAGTGCCGCGAAGTTGAACCAGCGGCGGGACTGGTTGGTGATGCCGGACTGCAGGCCCGCACCCATGCGGTGCAGGAGCAGGCGCGGCGTGGTGTTGAGTATCTTTTCGTCGTCGCGCTGGGATGCAACCTGCTCCGGGTCGCCTTCAAGAAGCCCCTTGCCCAGGGTCGGTTCGTAGTATTCCCGCAGTTCCTTCCATAATGCCTCGAACGGCTGCCTTCGCTTCTCAAGCGAGGACTTCCGCTTGTTGAGCCAAGTGCGGAGTTCGTTTGTGTTGGATTTAAAGGAAAAGCGGGCCACGGGTTATCCCCCCAGCTTGGTGGCCTTGCCGCCGCCGCCGGCGTTGGCGTTGCCGTAGCGGGTGAAGGTGGACATGAGGCCGCGGCGGAGTAGCTGTTTGCGGGCGGTATCGTCGGCGTTTGCCTGGGCGTAGTCGGAGGGGTTCTTCTTGTTTTCGACCATTGCGGCCTTGGCGGCTTCCTCTTGCATGCGAAGTTGTTCTTCCAGGAGCAGGGACATCTGTTTCATGTACTCGGCCTGCATCGCCGCCTGTTGGGCCATCGCCTCGGACATGCGCTCCATCATTTCGGCGTAGGGATCTGGCTTCACGAAATGCTGGTCGATATATGCAAGGCTTGCGAGGTTGCCGCCGCCACCCGCATAGCGTATATCTTTTAATCGGTTTGAGCCGGATGGGCTTGTCCGATATGTACCCATTCCCGGTTCATAAGAAGTGGGATATGCTGGTTTCCTTCTACGCAAAGCGGGATGCAAACTGGCCGAGGCCGCGTTGTACGTAAGTGCCATTTTCTCTATCTCCATTCTTGCACGGGGTGCGGGAAGCAGTCCCTGCTGATTCAGATTCCCCTGTAACACGCGGACGCCTGCCCGTAAATACCCCAGCGCACAACTAGACATGAGACAGCACGAAAAATCACGAAAGAGCAGAAAAAAACTTGACGTTGTTCTACACGTTGCGTAATGTGGCGTCATGATAAATGCAATGAACACTCCGGTGCCTGGTTCAAAGACTGCGGTTTCGGCCCATTTTTTTACGCAAGAGGACATTTCCGATATGGTGAAGATGTCGGTGCGGTGGGTCCGTGAAAATCTCTTATCGACCGGAATCATCCCCTGCATCTCGGTCGGTCGCAGCTATAGGGTAGACCCGGACGAGTTTCGCCGGTGGCGGGAATTGGGATGTCCAGGACTTCCGAGAAAAGACGCCAGAGCGGTTTAAGCGAAATGACAACGAGGAGCAACAAGATGAAGGCATTGAAGCTGGTTTGGGGTGCGGTGCGGTTCGTGGGTCATGCGGCGTGGGGACTGCTGACCTTGGCGGGTCAGAAGCCTGACGACGAGGAATGCGGGGTGGACCTGGGCGGACAGGGCCGGGTGTCGTGGAGGAGACCGTTGAATGGCATCCGTGCGGCATCGGTCCAGTTCCCGCTCGGGCCGCATCACTCGAATGAGACGCGGGAGTTCGTCGAGACGATCGCGCGATACGCTTCCGTGTCGGCCCCGGCCAAGGAGGCGAAGTGATGAGTGCGCTCGACGGAACCCTCCCCGTGACCGACTCGCTGGCGGATCGTGCAGAACGCTGGATGCACTCTCCAGGTGGCCGTCACGTCATGCGCGACCTTTACGCGCTGGCATCCAAGTATGCCCGCGACTGGCGGCGCACGGGGATTCCTGTGAGCATGAAACTTCTCTACGAAGTGGAGCGCCACCGGATCAAGTGTGTCACGGCTCGCGCCCTGCGTCGTGGGTTCAAGATCGCTGACGAGTACGGATACACGCTCAACAACTCGTATACCGCCTACATCGCCCGACATATGATGAGCCGTCGCCCGGACTGGACTGGGCTGTTCGAGGTGCGTGAATTGAGGGCCGTGGCATGAGAGCGAAGCCTCGTCCCTTGAAGTCAATCCTGCACGACATCGCCCGGTGCAAGGAAAATCTGCACCGTACAAATGAGGCTTTGTCTGCGGCGGAGATGGCTGGCGACTCTGCCGCCGTATGCCGGTGCAGGTGCAACCGAGGATATGTCCAAAGAACGTTGCGCCTTCTCGCTCACGAGGCGGAGCGGGCGCGAGCGATGGACTTGACAATTTAAGCGAAAACAAACGAGGAGAAATGGATTATGAGTAAGAATATTCCAGAGGTCCGCGAGGCCATCCGCATGGATGTCGGGTCGCCCGAGTGGCTGGCCTATCGGCGGACTGGCATCGGTGCGTCCGAGGTCGGCTCGGTTCTTGGCGTCAACCCGTGGAAGTCCGCGGTTGACGTTTGGCTGGAGAAGCAGGGGCGCGTCCCGCCTTTCGAGGGCAACAATGCAACGTACTGGGGTCAGCGGCTGGAGGACATCGTGGCGCAGGAGTACAGCCTGCGGACGGGCCTGAAGGTCCGGCGTCTGAACTACACCCTGCGGAAGGGCGTCCTGATTGGCGACCTGGACCGGCTTGTCCACGAGGACGGGACAATGCCCGCCGTCAAGGACGAGGTCCGCACGGATCGCGCTCTTGAGGCCAAGACGGCGCGTGATCGGTCCTTGTGGGCGGATGGCATTCCGTTGTCCTACGAGGCACAGGGGCTGGTGTACATGTTCCTGGCGGACAGCATCCAGGTCGTGGACTTCGCCGCTCTGTTTTTGGCCGAGCGGGAGTTCGACGTGTTCCCCTTGCTCCGCGACCAGGATGCCATCGACGAGATATCGGCCCGGTGCGAGGAGTGGTGGGCGCGGTACATGGTCGGAGGTGAGACGCCGGAGCCGACGAGCGAGGACGACTGCAAGAAGCTGTGGGCCAAGCACCGGCCCCTGTCGGTGTGCTTTGCCACGGTCGAGGCGGAGGATGCCTTGACC